GCATTGGTATTCCTAGTATAACACAGTTCCTAGGAAATGTATACCATTATTTTTTTCAGACGCTGATCGCGAGATTTAATATTAGATTGTGCAAAGGTCATAGACCGGCGCGCAATCTATTTTTTTACCCATGCTGACGCAGAAAGAAGGTGAATCTGTGGGAAAGCAGTACAAAACGATCGAGTTCGACGACCGGAAGACGATCGCGGTCATGTACGGGGACGGCGCAAGAGCGGCCGACATAGCTGAACGAATCGGCGTGTCAAGGGCGTCAATTTACACCGAACTTCGGCGCGGCCAGGACGGCGTCACCCTGGACAAGAACTTCCGGCCGGCCTATGACCCAGATCTGGCCCAGAAGCGGGTCCAGGAAGGACTTCGCCGGCGGGGCCGTATCAAAGAAGGAGGTTGACCGAATGTCTGAAACCTGTGGACGCTGTGGCCGGCGTCTGAAAAATCCGGCCTACATAGAAATCGGCTACGGCCGAAAATGCGCCGCGAAGCTGGGGATCGAGATTCCCAGGAAGCGAAAGCCGAAGGACAAGCCTTCCAGCCGTGACACCACCACGGCAGAGCCGCCCGACGAAGGCGGGGTGATCCAGTGAAGACATTCTGTGGCGTGTTGTCCGGCGTTTTCTTCGCCTTGACGCTGGGGATTGTCGGGTCCATAGAACAGAACGCCGTCCCCCTGGGGATCGGAGCGTTCCACGCCTTCGTCTTTGAAGCCCTGTTCGCTGTCTTTGCGAAGCTGGCCGGCGCCTTCGACCCTGTACCCTACAAGGAAAGGAGGAAACGGCGTGAAGTACAAAGCGAAGACCCTGACCCCCGTCCAGGTCGGACAAGTCGTCAAAGCCCTGATCCTTATGGGCGCCCAAAAAGTTACCGTTGAAGAAGTAGAAAAGGACCGCTTCGTCGTCACCACAACAACCGAAACGGCCCATTCCAAAAAAATCTAATCGTATTGTAACACAGAAAGGAGCGTTTTTCAATGCCGAAACTGAACTTTTATGAAACCGACGCCGTGAAGGCGTTCGTCCTGAATATTCTGGTCGAGAACGAAGAACTTCGCCAGGACTTGGACTTCTACAAGCGCCAGACGACTTCCACCTGGGAAGAAGTCAAATCCCAGAGAGAGCGCGCCGACGCCGCCGAAGCGAAGGTCGCTGAACTGGAAAAGCTGGCCGACAGTCTGGCCGCCGAACGTGACGGCCTTCTGGCCCAGAAAGGGGGCGCTTCCGAATGAACGCCAGCCTGTACGAAATCACCCGCGAATACCTGGAAGCCCTTGACCACCTGGAAATCGACGAAGAAACCGGCGAAATCCTGAACGCCGAAGAACTGGACAAGCTGGCCGGCGCCTTCGACGAAAAAGCTGAATCCGTCGCCTGTTACATCAAGAACCTGATCGCCTTCGCTGGCAATTTGAAAGAGGAAGAAGCGAACCTGGCGAAGCGCCGGAAGTCCGCCGAAAAGAAGGTCGACTACCTGAAAACCTTCCTGGCGTCCTGTATGGACGCCGCCGGCCGCGAAAAGTTCAACAGCGTGAAGGCGATCGTCAGCTTCCGGAAGTCTGTCGCCGTCCAGATCGACGATGAAGCCGCCCTTCCGGCGGACTTTAAGGTTGAAACCGTCACCGTCAAGCCGGACAAGACAGCGATCAAAAAGGCAATCCTGGACGGGACAGAAGTGTCCGGCGCGTCCCTGGTCGAGAACCGGAACATTCAGATCAAGTAAAGGGGGCGAAATCATGGCAGAGAGCAAAACAACCGGTCAGGGGGCGGAATCCGCCGCCCCCCTGGGCTGGGACAACATTCCCCTTCTGACCGCCGCCGACATCGAATGTCGAGTCCAGAGCGTCAGCAAGTCGAAGAACGGCCGCGTCGGCGCTGTCCTGTTGCTTTACAAGGACGCGCGGGTCGATATGCGGATTCTTGACCTTGTCTTCGGCCCTGGAAACTGGCAAAGGACCCATGAAGTGATCAACGGAAACCTGTTTTGTAATATCGACGTATGGGACGCCCAGAAGGGCGCCTGGGTCCGGAAACAGGACGTCGGCGTGGAGAGCAACACGGAGAAGGAAAAGGGTCAGGCGTCCGACGCCTTCAAACGCGCCGGCTTTAACGTCGGAATCGGCCGCGAACTTTACACCGGCCCCTTCATTTATGTCGAACTGGCCGACAATGAGTTCTATTCCGAAGGCCAGCAAAACGGCCGGAAGGAAGTCTTCAAGTGCTATTCAAACACCAGGTTCCAGGTCGCACACGTCGCCTATAACGACCGCCGCGAAATCTGTGAACTGGTGATCACCGATCGGACCGGCGCCGTCCGGTTCGACATGAACAACAGGGTCCAGGGACCGCCCCAGGGCGGCCAGCAGAGCGCAGAAGCAAAGCCGAAGGCAAGGACCCAGGCACAGGCAAAAGCGGCCGCCAGCGGCCAGCAGAGCGCCCCAGCGCCAGCACCGGCGCCGCCGGCCGCGAAGTGTCCGATCTGTGGCGGCGCTATCTCAAAGGCCGAACAGGACTATTCCCTTCGTAAGTATGGACGCGAAGCCTGTCGGACCTGTCAAAAAGCATTGTAGAAAAGGGGGTGGCATAAGTGCCAAGCCGAATAATTAAGGAGTCTATCACCACCAGCGAATCACTGGCCGGCGTCAGCGCAGACGCGGAACGCCTTTTCTGGCGCCTGGTGGTCAAAGCGGACGACTACGGCCTTTACTACGGAAACCCGCGAATCCTGGCGTCTATGTGCTTCCCGCTGGACCCGCCGAAGGAACAGAGAATCCGCGCATGGCTGGCCGAACTGATCGCCGGCGGAATGGTCGGAACCTATACGTCCGAAGAAGACGGGAAGCAATACCTGAAACTTCTGTCGTGGGACAAGCACCAGCAGACCCGCGCGAAAAAAAGCAAATACCCGCTTCCCGTTTCATTTGATAACACTTGTTTTCAAGTGAACGGAAATCAAGTGAAACCAAAAGTCACCGTAAACGAAAACGGAAACGATAACGAAATCGAGAAACGAGAAACGGGAACGCGCCCATTCGGGGCGGGAACCGGACCGTCTGGTTTTGATCGCTTCTGGGAAGCCTACCCCCGCCGCGTCGGGAAACAGGACGCCCTGAAAGCCTGGGGGCAGTTAAACCCTGACGACGCCCTGGTGGATCTGATCGTCGCCGGCGTGGAACGCTGGAAGACCTGTGACCTGTGGACACGGGACGGCGGAAAGTTTATCTGCTACCCCGCCACGTTCATTCGCGGCCGGCGCTGGGAAGAAGACGATCACCCTGACGTCCAGCCGACGCCAGGAAAGCCTTCTGGCCCGAAGAACTATGACGGCGACGAAGACTTCCTGGAAAGGCGGTGATCCGGTGAATCCTATCAGCGAAGTCATTCAAAACATGGCGACACCGACACGAAACATCGGCGACTATACGGACGACGAAGGCTTCCTGTGTTGCGGGACCTGTCGAGAACGAAAGGAAATGGACATCACCGTTCCGGAAAGCCTTCGACCGTCCGGCGTCATGCGCGTCCGGCAAAATTGCCGCTGTGAGCGTGAACGGTATGAAGCCCAGGAAAAGGCCAGGCGGGAACAGGATTTTCAAATCCGCATGGAGCGCCTTCGCCGCGACGGAATAACCGATCCGGCCTATTTGAAATATACCTTCGACCAGGACGACCGGAGGAACCCAGAGGTCAGCGACGTCTGTTTGAAATACGTCCAGAACTGGGACAGCATGAAGGCCGACAACATCGGAATCCTGTTCTATGGCGACGTCGGGACCGGAAAGTCCTTCCTGGCCTGTTGCATAGCGAACGCCCTTCTGGGCCGCCTGGTCAGCGTAAGCGTCACCAACTTCCCGCGAATCCTGAACACGCTTCAAGGTTCCTTCGACGATGAACGCCAGAAACTGATCGACCGGCTTCAACAGTATTCCCTTCTGGTCATTGACGACCTGGGGGTCGAGCGGGACACAGCTTTTTCTGTCGAACAGGTCTACAACGTGATCGACACCAGGGCCAGATCTGGAAAGCCGCTGATCGTCACGACAAACCTGTCCATGAAGGACCTTCAAAGTCCGCCGTCCCTGGCCCATAGCCGAATCTATGACCGCGTCCTGGAAATGTGTCCGATCCGGCTGAAACTGACGGGAGATTCACGCCGCGTCGGGAACGCGAACGACCGGAAGGACAAAGCGCGGCGCCTTCTGGGCCTGGAAGGAGCGTGAAGCCGTGAGGAAGTACAAACTGACGATCCCTGGGATTTTACCAGGGCTGAACGAATACATCGACGCGGAAAGGTCCTACAAGGGCAAATACAAAGCCGCGTCCATGAAGAAACAAGCCCAGAATGTGATCGGCTACATGGTGAAGACCCAGCTTCGGGGCGTTCACTTTACCCGCCCCGTGGTGATCCACTACCTGTGGATAGAGCCGAGCCGCCGGCGCGATAAGGACAATATCGCGTTTGCGAAGAAGTTCATCCAGGACGCCCTGGTCGAAGCTGGGGTCCTACGAAATGACGGCTGGGCCGAAATAGAGCATTTCACAGACGACTTCGCCGTGGACCCAAAGAACCCGCGAATCGAAGTCACGATCGAAGAATACGAAGGAGGAAAACAAAATGGCAGTAAACGTAAAAATTAAAGACCTGGCGCCTGGCGCCTTTTTCGACATCGGACCAGCGAAGGCCCTGATCCTGGAACACTTCACCAACGGGAAAACGCTTCTGGTGACACAGGAACCGATCGGCGATCGACCCTTCGCCGTCGTCCCGTTCAACTACCGCCGCCAGGACGACAAGAACCCGAATGACTTTTCCTGTTCGTCCATTCGGAATGACCTGAACACCGACTTCCTGTCGGCCGTGGCCGCCGGCGGCGTGATTCCCATTGACCGGATCGCGGACACCGCCTGGGACCTGTCTGACCACCTGGGCGGGGCCGGCTACGGGACCGTAACCTGTCAGATCGGCCTTTTGACCCCTGACCAGTATGTGAAGTACATCAACGCCGGCCTTCTTCCGGAAGACTGCTGGGACGGCTGGGAATGGACGATCACCCCGAGCGCCGGCAGCGCGAGCGACGTCCGCTATGTCAATTCCGGCGGCAGTCTGGGCAGCAACTACGCGCGGGATGGCAGCGACGGCGTCCGGCCGGCTTTCTTCGTGGATTCTGAAATCCTTCTGTCGCTGGAAGAAGATGAAGTCGATCTGGCCGATTCCGCCATTTTAGCCGCCTTCACTTCCCGTCAGCTTGTGGAAGAAGTTCTTCGCCGGATCGCCGCCGGTGAAACCGACGACACCAACGAAGGCGGGGACGACATCTGGTGATCGGGTCCTTTGACTTGAAGGCCAGGGTCGAAGAAGACGTCGGGGCAAAAGTCGACCTTGACGTCTTCGCCCAGGCCGAACAGAACGCCCGTCGGAAGCTGGACAGGATCAACGACCGCGCCGGCCGTCAATACGGCGAAGACGGCTACGGCGACGAATACCTGGTCATTCTGACCGTCGAAGCGATCCGCGAAATGACCTTTTCCGCCTGGACCATGATCCGGTCCGAAGAAATCCTGGCCGCCAGGAAGGGGGTGTTGACGTGAAACCTTCACCAGACAAGAAAATCCTTGACGTCACCTGTGGGTCAAGGACGATCTGGTTTAACAAGAGGCACCCGGCCGCCCTGTATTGCGACAACAGGAGAGAAAATCACACAAAGCTATGGAAAAGCGGGGACGGAACGGCGGAACGGTTTTGTAACGTGGACCCGGACGTCGTCTGTGATTTTACCGATCTACCGTTCCCCGATCGGTCGTTTTCTCTTGTCGTGTGGGATCCTCCGCACCTTCTGAATGTTGGTGAAAGTTCGTGGCTTGTCAAGAAATACGGCAAACTGGACGAAAACTGGCCCACTATGCTTCATGACGGCTTCGTTGAATGTATGCGAGTTCTGAAAGACGACGGCGTCCTGATATTCAAATGGTCAGAAAGCGACATACCCGCCGAAAAGGTGTGGAAAGCAATCGGAGAAAAGCCGCTGTTTGGACACCATAGCGGGAAAATGTCAAAAACCTTCTGGGGCTGTTTCATGAAATTGAATGACGAAGGCGGTGAAGCACAATGAGCGACACAAAATACAGATACCGGCCGGCGGCCGCCGAAACCGCCTTGATCGAGAGAATGACGGCCAGGATCGCCGACGCCGGCGCTGAACAGGCCGAAAAGCTGGCGCGGGATCTTCTGGCCGACTTCAAGGCCGCCGGCGGCGCACTTCTACCCGTGGCGCCGAACGGGACGGTCTGGGTGATCCACCGCCGCCGCGCCGTGTCGGCGACGGTCATGTTCGTCGGAGCCGGCGCGGACGGCCTGACGTCGTTCAGCGTCCTTCGCGGCCGCCCAGGGACGACAGCCTGGTCTTCCATGCAGTTCACCGAACAGCAGATCGGCCGCGACGTCTTCCTGACGCGGGAAGCCGCCCTGGCGGCGCTGGAAGGCGACGGGGCGAAAGAATGAAAATCGGGCTGATTGACGTCGACGGCCACAACTTCCCGAACCTGGCCCTGATGAAACTGTCGGCGTGGCATAAGGCAAAGGGCGACGACGTGGAATGGTGGTGGACAGACATGATCCACTATGACATCGTCTATATGTCGAAGGTTTTCAGCGAAGAATATTCGCCCGACCTACCAGAACCGGCAAACGCCGACAAGGTGGTCAAGGGCGGGACCGGTTACGGACTGGAAAATAACCTTCCACCAGAAATCGAACATATCTATCCGGACTATTCACTGTACCCAGAACATACGAAGGACACCGCCTTCGGATTTTTGACCCGTGGCTGTCCGCGCGGCTGTCACTTTTGCATTGTCGCAGAGAAGGAAGGGCGTCGGTCCGTAAAGGTCGCCGATCTGTCTGAATGGTGGAACGGTCAAAGGAACATTGTCTTGATGGACCCGAACCTTTTAGCCTGTAAAGAACACCTGGACCTTTTGCGCCAGCTTATAGACAGCGGCGCATGGGTGGACGTGAACCAGGGCTTCGATTGCCGCCTTCTAACGTCAGAAAACATCGACGCGATCAACAGAATGAAGGTCAAGAATATTCATTTTGCCTGGGACTACATGAAAGAAACAGACGCGGTCCTTCGTGGGCTTCGCCTGTATTCCGGACTTGCAAAGCGAAAACCACACGGAAACTTCGGGACAGTCTACACCCTGACGAACTTTGACACAACGATGGAAGAAAACCTTTTCCGAATTTATACGCTTCGGGACATGGGCTTCGACCCGTATGTAATGATCTACGACAAGCCGTCCGCCCCGCGAGAAGTCCGCCTTCTTCAACGGTGGTGTAACAACAAAATAATTTTCAGGTCGGTCCCGAAGTTTGAACAATACGACCCGAAAAGAGCATGAAAGAGAGGAACAAACATGACTATTTCTGAAATTGTAAAGCGCGCCCACGGGAACGCCGTGAATCACGGCTTCTGGGACCCCGCGCCAGAGTTCGGGACGGCGATCGCCCTGATTCATTCCGAACTGTCCGAAGCCCTTGAAGAAGCGAGGGCCGGCAAGCCCGACCTGTACTTCAAGGAAGTCAACGGATTCACTGTGACGGACATGACAGAACGGCGCGGAGAAAAGCCCGAAGGCGTGGCTGTGGAGCTGGCCGACGCGGTGATCCGGATCGCTGACCTGTGCGGCCACATGGGGATCGACCTTGAAGCCGCGATCGCCCTGAAAATGGACTACAACGAAACCCGCCCGTTCAAACACGGGAAGAAGTTCTGAAAGAGAGGAACCCACATGAAGAAAATCATTCTGATCCTGGCTGTGTCAATCGCGGCCCTGATCATCGGCGTCAGCGCCTTCGCAATGACGCCCAGCAATACACCCCAGGAAATAGCCCAAGAGCCGCCCAGAGTGGCCCAGGCTACGCTGACGGTCTACAACACCGCCCAGGACGAAAACGTCCCAGAAACGACGCCAGAGCCGCCCCAGACGGTCGAAACGGAACCGCCGGCAGAACCGGAATGGATCGAAGCTGTTGCGACCGCGTACTGTTCTTGTGAAAAGTGCTGTGGAGAATGGGCGACGAACCGGCCGGACGGGATCATCTATACCGCCAGCGGGGCCGTCGCCGAAGAAGGCGTCACGATCGCCGCCGACTGGGACGTCCTTCCGCCTAGAACCGCCGTGTTCATTGACGGCCTGGGCGAACGGGTCGTCCAGGATCGCGGCGCCGCTGTCAAAGGGAACGCGGTCGACATCTACTTCCAGGACCACGACGAAGCCCTTCTGTTTGGCCGCCAGACGGTCCGCCTTTACATAGTGGCGGAAGGCGACCCAGTATGAAGACCTGTTCAGTGTGCGGCCGCCAGGTGGAAAAGACGGTGAAGTGTCTGTATCAGCGACACGGCCTGGAAACCTGTTCGGACTGTTGCGAGAAATGCCACAAGTCCGAACCATTCCCCTGTCGGGAATACGAAAAGAGGAACCCGAAACCACCGACCGGCGGCAAGTCCGCCGCGAAGAAATGGGCCGAAGTCCTGGACCTTTCAGAAGACCAGGCGATCCCGTGTGTCGTGGCGTTTGCTTGCCTTCGCTATCATGGGAAATCATTTGTCCGCAAGCTGGCCGACGGAACCGGCCAGATCACAACATGGCAATCCCTGAAAATCGGGATCGCGCTGTTCCGCTGGGGCCTGGCCCAGAAGCGGGACCCGTGGGGCGAACTGTACCGAATAACGAAGTTCGCCCAGAAATGGAAGGAAGGTGATTCATTATGAACAGTGTGAAACTTTCCGGCCGCCTGACCCGCGATCCGGAACTGAAACAGACACCGGCCGGCGTCCCTGTGGCGTCCTTTTCCCTGGCCGTCGATCGGAAGTTCAACCGCGAAGAAGCGGACTTCATTCCGATCACCGCATGGCGGAAGACGGCGGAGTTCGTGGCGAAGTATTTCCACAAGGGCCAGCGCGTGATCATATCCGAAGGCCGGATCAGGGTCACGCCCTTCACCGACAGGGACGGAAACAAAAGAACCCGCTTCGAGGTCGTGGCCGACGAAGTCGAGTTCGGGGAGTCCAAACAGGCCCCAGAAGACCGCGAAGCCGGAAGCGCGGCCGCCGACTACATGACAAGCGGCGCCTTTGAAGAACTGGGAGAGGAAGAAGACGGCGATCTTCCCTTCTGACACCTGGAAAGGGGGTGACACGACATGGACGCAAAACAGACCAAAAAGGACAGCGCAGAGAAGACCACGCGCCGCGTCTACGATATTTTGAAGAACCACGATCAGGAATCGCGGACAATCGAAGCCCAGATCGACGCAGAGCGCGCCGCCCTGGAAGAAGACCTGGCTGAAATCAGGTCCAGGGCATACCCGCGCGGGGTCCGATATGACACGCCCCGCGTCCAGTCGACCCCTGACCCTGACGGAATCATGGTGAAGGTCGCCGCCGCGATAGAGCGCCGGACAGACCGGACGAAAAGAGCCGTCGCCGCCCTGGAAGAACGACAGCGTCAGATCGAACGGGTCCACGAAGCGATCCTGGACATGGACGCGAAGTCGAAGATCGTCCTTCTGACGCTATACTATCCACGCCGGACCTATGAACAGGCCGCCGAAACCCTGGGTGTCGACGTGTCGACCGTCAGCCGCCAGAGGAAGACCGCTGTCGACAGACTGACCCGAAAACTGATCCGCCTATATGGGGAAATCAAGTGAAAGCCCGACGGCGGAAATATTTTTGCACATGATTGCACATCTTTGCAAGTGTTTGCATATACTTGCACTTTTAACGGGTCCCCGTATATGGTAGAGTGGTACACGGGAACTTTGCCCCCGTTCCCCCTCCTTTTTCATAGGGACACAGAAAGGGACGCCTTCACCGGCGTTCCTTTTTGTTGTCCTGATACAACCACGACCACGCAGAAAGGACGGTGAAGAATCGTGGCGAAGCTGACGAAGAAGAATGAAGTCTTCTGTGAAGAATACCTGATCGACCTGAACGCAACCCAGGCCGCGATACGCGCCGGATATTCCGTGGAATCGGCGGGAAGTATCGGAAGTGAATTATTGAAAAAACCTGAAATCCGCGCGCGCATAGAAACAGCTATGGCCGAACGGTCGAAGCGGACGGGGATCAATGCCGACCGCGTCCTTCGGGAACTGGGGCGAATCGCCTTCGTTGACCCTTCTGACGTGATCGACATGACCACGGCCGAAGTGAAGCCGGACGCGACCCCTGACGACAGGGCCGCGATCGCCGGAATGAAGGTCAAATATGTCCCCCACAAGGACTTCGACGAAAACGGCGATCCGATCATCGAACAGGCCATAGAACGCGAAGTCAAGCTGTGCGACAAGCTGAAAGCCCTGGAACTGTGCGGCCGTCACCTGGGAATGTTCAAGGAAGATCCCGACAATACGGCGCCCGTGACGGTGGTGATCAATTATGACTATGGCAAACAGGGCGGGGATTGAGTTCAGGGCGACAGCCCAGTTCAACCCCGTATTCCGGCCTGTCAATGAGTGGCGCGGCCGATATAGAATCCTGAAAGGATCGGCCGGTTCCGGAAAGTCCGTGAATATCGCCCAGGACTATATAGCGAAGCTGTCCGACCCTGCCTTCCAAGGGGCGAACCTTTTAGTCGTCCGCAAGATCGAAGAAACGAACCGCGACAGCACCTTCGCAGAGTTACAGGCGGCGATCTATCGAATGTTCGGGCCATACGCCGAACGCTTCTGGAAGGTCAACCTGAACCCCTTGGCCCTGGAATGTAGAACCACGGGGAACAGAATCATTTTTCGCGGCGTGAAGGACCAGCGCCAGCGTGAGAAGGTGAAGTCGATCACCTTCAAGAACGGAAAACTGGTCTGGATATGGTGTGAAGAAGCGACAGAACTTCTTCCGGAAGACGTCGACATTCTGGACGACCGTCTTCGCGGCAATCTGGACGAACTGAACCCGAATCTGTTCTACCAGATCACAATGACCTTCAACCCTGTCAGCGCGACACACTGGATCAAGGGCCGCTATTTTGACAAGGCCGATCCGGACGTCCTGACACATCATTCAACATACAAGACGAACAGGTTCATCGACCCCGCCTATTTCCGCCGCATGGAGCGACGGAAGGAAGAAGATCCGGAAGGCTATCGTGTCTACGGCCTGGGCGAATGGGGCGAACTGGGCGGCCTGATTCTGACGAACTTCGAGGTTCACGACTTCCCGACTGGCCGCGACTACTTCGACGGCTTCTACTACGGTCAGGACTTCGGCTTCAACCACGCCGACGCGATCCTGGGTGTCGGCTGGAAGGACGGCGAAATATATGTCACGTCCGAAATCTATGTCTTCGAGAAGGACACGGAAGAAATTATAAGTCTGGCCCGTCAAGCCCACATCGACCCCCGCGTCGAAATGTTCTGTGATTCAGCAGAGCCGGACCGGATCAGAACATGGCAGAAAGCCGGCTTCCGCGCCTACCCAGTGAAGAAAGAGCCTGGAAGCGTCAAGGCGCAGATCGACTTCCTGAAAGGCCGGAAGGTCCATATTCACCCTTCATGCGTGAACACATTGAAGGAAGTTCAACAATGGAAATGGAAGAAAGACCCGACCACGGGCCTATATATCGACGAACCGGTCGAGTTCATGGACGACGCAATGGCGGCCCTTCGCTATGGCGTGGAGCGTCCACGGCGCGGATCGTCTATCGAAGTTTTGAAGTGAGGTGGTACGAATGGAACTGTCCGTCATGGACCGGATCAATATGATCCTGTCAGACCCCGAAAAGACACCTATGACCCTGGCCCAGATCGTAAGTGAGGAAATCAGGGAGTTCAAGGCGTCGGACCAATACAAAACAATCCTGGAAGCGGAATCGTATTACAGGAACCGGTCTTCTGTTCAGAAGAAAACAGTGGACGTCGCCAACCGGTCGAACGCGAAGATCGAACGGCCGATCCTGAAAAAGCTGGTGGACCAGAAGGCGAACTACCTTCTGGCGAAGCCCTGGACTGTGGACACCGAAAACGGCGACTATGGTGACGCCCTGAACGAAGTGTTCGACCAGACCTTCCGCCGGAAGATCAAGTCCCTGGGAAAAGGAGCCGTGAAGTCTGGGATCGCCTGGCTTCAACCCTACTTCGGCGACGACGGGAAACTGGCCTTCATGCGGGTCCCGTCGACAGAGGTCGTCCCCCTGTGGCGGGATTCCGAACGAACGAAGCTGGACGCCTTCATTCGATTCTATGATCAGATCGTCTACATAGGGACCAGAAAGCACACGATCACACACGCCGAATTTTGGTGGACCGGCGGCGTCAGGTATTTCAAAACCGACGCCTTCGCGGGAACCGGCGCCGGCGACTTCATCGTCGACAAGGAACACGGGACGGAAGAATCCGACTGGACTGAACCACACTTCGTCGTCAATGGCAAGCCCTACAACTGGGAAGAAGTTCCGATCGCCTGGCTGAAATACAACGAAGAAGAACTTCCCCTTTGCTATTTCATCAAGGACCTGATCGACGACATCAACTGGCAGAACAGCGTCACCGCCGACGTCCTTCGTGACGTGGCGAAGTTCATCTATATCCTGAAAAACTACGGCGGAACCGATCTTGCGGAGTTCTTGAAGGATTTGAAGGAACACATGGCGATCAAGGTCACGTCTGACGGCGGCGTGGATAAGTTACAGGCTGATCTGAACATCGACGCCGTCATGGCCTTCCTGGACAATGAGCGGCGGGACGTCTACGACTTCGCTTCCGCTGTGGACACGAAGGACCCTGACCTGGGGAACGCCAGCGGAACGGCGATCAACTTCCGGTATATGGACCTTGACGCCGACTGTGATTCCCTGGGGACTGAACTTCAAGACACCTTCCACCGGCTGAAACTGTTCATTGACGTCTACTTCCAGATCACAGGAAAGGGCGACTTCACCGGCGAACAGTTCGACATCGTCTTCAACATGGATCTTCCTGTCAATGAAACCGACGTGATCAACAACGCCAGAACCAGCGACGGCTTGATCTCAAAGCGGACGATTCTTCAAAATCACCCCTGGGTCAAGGACGTCGACGAAGAACTGGACCAGCTTGACAGCGAGAAGAAGGCCGCAATGGAAACCTTCGGCGAAGGGCTGTTCGACGATTCCCTGGGCGCCGGAAATCAGCCCCAGACGGCCCAGGAAGGCCAGGAGGGGGCCGCCGGAAAGGCTGGTGGCCTGAATGACGAATAAAGAATACTGGATCGCCAGGGCTATTCAACGCGAGAATGAAGCCTACCTTCGCGGCGTCGCCCTGACGGGAAAACTATTCCAGGAATACGACGCGGCGGCAAAGGCGATCCGGAAGGAAATCGCCGACTTTTACGCGAAATATGCTGGAAAGCATGGCCTGACCTATGACCAGGCCGTCCGTCTTTTGACCCGCTCGGAGTTTAGAGAGTGGAAGGCGACCCTGGCCGAATATATCGCGAGGATCGCCAGCGAACCGGACCCACACGTCAAGGCCCTTCTGACGGCACAACTGGACGCCCTGTCCACGAACAGCCGTATTTCCAGGCTTGAAGCCCTTCTGGGTCAGATCGACATGAAATTGAACGACCTGTTCGACCAGGGCGTTTCACAAATGAAGGCGGAGTTCGGCGACGCATTTCAGGAAGGCTACTACAAGAAGGTCTATGACATTCAGTCCCGCGCCGGCTTTATGAATGAGTTCGCAAAGCTGGACGAAGACGTGGTCGAAGACGTTCTGTCCTATCCCTGGTCCGGCGCTATGTTTTCCGATCGCCTGTGGAGGAACAAACAGGCCCTTCTGTTCTACGCCAGGGAAACGATCACACAGGGAGTCCTTCAAGGAAAAAGCGTCCCCGAAATATCGAAGGCCCTGTCGGTCAGAATGGGCCAGTCCTACAAGGCCGCCGAACGCCTGGTCCGGACAGAAACCGCGCATTTCCACGCCGAAGCTGACAAGGCCGCCTATAAGGCCGCCGGCGTCGACGAATATGAATACGTCGCCACGCTGGACAGCCGAACCTGTGAAACGTGCGCGGCCCTGGACGGGAAGCACTTCAAATTGAAGGACGCACAGGCCGGCGTCAACTATCCGCCTATGCACCCGAACGATCGTTGTACTACGATCGAATATGACCCAGACGACGCCCTGGACTGGTACAATTCCGGAAAGCCCATGCCGAAGAATATGACCTATGAAGAATGGTATGACCAACAGGTCGCCCAGCATGGCGCCGGCCACGTTGAAACAGAGCGAAAAAAGGCGTATAATATAAAAGCCGACGCCGCCCAGTTCACCCAGTACGCCGACCGGCTGGGGGCCGACGCGCCGGCAACGCTTGACGCCTTCCAGGAAATGAAGTACACAGACCCGACCGCCTGGTCTGATCTGAAATCCTTCTATTCCTACAAAGGGCGCGTTCCAGAGTCCACCAGGCCAGACTTCGACGCCTACAAGCGGATCAAGGCGACCGGAATCACCGGAACCGTCAGAGTCCCGCCGGCGCCGATTGATCTTGACCCGCTGATCCTGGACGTGGCCCACATCAACCAGCGCGGCCACGGTGTCACCCTGGAAGAAGCGAAGGCGTTCATTCAGAAAGCCGGCTTTTCCATAAGGCGGAAACACTGGACCGGCGAAGTCTTCGTGAACTACTATTCAGCCGAAGGCGCGTCCTATGTCCGCGTCAGCGACGGCGTGATCCGAACCGCCTTCAAGGAAGCAGAGTTCGACGACAAGGTCAGAAAGGCCGTTGAAGCAATGGAGGAATTGACATGAACCAGAAGACCGTCTTCTGTCCGCTGTGCGAACGTGAAGTCACAGGGGACGAATGTTTTGATATTTCAATGGTGGCCGAAGGGACGACCCCTGACAGATTCCTTCCGGCTGACGTCAAGCCCGAACAGGTGAAAACAAATGAAATCACCTGTTTGAAGTGCAAGTATCACCCTGAATAGAGCGTCGCCCGTCCTGGGCGGCGTTTTATTATACCCTTTTTCGTTGAAACTGGCGTTTTCCTTCACTGGGAAGCGCCTTTTTCATACCTATTCAGCCGACCCGTCCGGCGACCAGGCGGGACCGCAAAGCGCGTGGAAGTCGCGATATAAACAGCGGATAGAAAGGAGAACACCATGATCACAGAGAGCGTCAAAACCATTCTGGGGGAAGACCTGGCGAACCAGGTCGAAGCGGCCCTGAAAGGCAAGGGCAAAGACGGAAAGGACGTGGACCTGGTCGTCGGAAACGACGGAACCTTCGTCCCCGCTGAAAAGTTCAACGGAGCGAACAGCGGAAAGACCAGCGCCGAAAACGCCCTGAAAGCCGCCGCCGAAGCCTTGAAGGCGATCGGTGGGTCCGGTGATCCCGCGAAGATCGCGGACGACGTCAAGACCGCCCAGACCACGATCGACACCCTTCGGACTGACCACCAGAAAGAGATCGCGCGAATCCAGAAGAACACGGCCCTTCGCATGGCCCTTGCAGACAAGGCCCACGATCCGGCCGACATCATTTCCCTTCTGGATCTTGACAAGATCGAGGTCGACGACGCCGGCGGCCTGAAAACCGACCTGGAAGGGCTTCTGAAACCCTTGAAGGAATCGAAGTCCTATCTGTTCAAGACCCAGGAACCGGCGAAGGACCCTGACATCAAGGGCGCGAAGCCCGCTGACCCTGGCGCACGTCAAGAGCCGGCCGCGAAGGTCGACGGCCCTGTCGTGATCTAACACACCCGACCTTCACTATTTATCGAAAGGAATGATTCATTATGGCAAGAACTAAAGCTATCAGCCTGATCCAGAGCGGGTCGACAAAGGTCGACCTGGCCGAACTGTCCGGCCTGGTGATCCAGAACATTCAGAAGGACACCCTGTCCGCTGGCTTGAAGTCTCAGTCCTACACCGGCAACCCCGCGACCGGTTCTGTGGAGTATAAGCGTTTCAAGAACAGCGCTTCCCAGCCTTACGGAACCGCCAGGACCGCCGGCCACGGTGACGCGCTCACCGTTCCCCCGACCACTGTCAACCTGAACAAGCACCGCGAGATCGTGGAGGAAGCCGCGAAGTTCGATCTTGACACCTTCGGCGTCGGAAACATCATGGCGCGCCGCGCAGACAACCACGTCGACACCGTGGCGTCTGAACTGGACAGCGACTTCTTCGACGTGGCTGTGTCGGAGGGAACCGCCTTCACCGCCCCTTCCGGTACGACCAACATCGAAGACATCATGGAAGCCCTGATCCAGACCCTTGAAGGCGTGAAGAACGACTATGTTCGCGGTGTACCCCGTAACCTGATCCGCCTGGTCCTGGACCCTGTCTATTATGGCAAGATCAGAACCTATCTGGACAAGGGGACCAACAACGCCAACGTCGACACCGCCGCCGAAGACTTCGCTGTCTTTCACGGGGTCAGGGTCTATTCGTCCATCAATCTTCCCGTCAAGACCGAAACTGTGGAAACCACCAAGACGAAGACCACCACAACCCACGCCGTCATTATGATCGACGGGGCTGTCGCCCAGCCGGCGGTCATTTACCCCTATAAGGAGCCGGAGAAGATTCCCCTGTCCAACGACTACGGCGTGTCTATGTTCTTCGACTACGGGACGAAGGCGCTGACCCCCGACCTGATCTTCCACATTTCCGAAAGCGTCACCGCGTAAGGAGGGCCGAAACATGAAGTTTATCAATACACGATCCGGCGTAATTTTGGAGCCGGCAAGCGACACCGTCGTCGAACAGCTTCGCAAGAGTCCCGACTATAAGCCCTACGACGGCCAGAACGGCGCCCAGGGCGGCGATAAGGACAAGGGGAAGCCCCTGTCCCGCATGAACAAGGAAGAACTTCTGGCGGCCGCCCAGGCGGCCGGCGTGGAGGTTCCCGAAGGCGCCACGAACGCCGAAATCGTCGATCTGATCCAGGCGAACAGCGGCAACCAGTAAACGGGGCCGCCGGAAAGGTGGTGGAAAACGTGCTTGATCAGATTCTTTCTTCCCTGGACGGCCTGACCGACCTTGACCGCGCGGAAGTGCTTCGCGTCCTTATGTCGAAGGACGACCGCCTGGCAAAAGTCAAGGCCCTTCTGGGAATCACCGGAACAGAACAGGACGATCTGGTCCTTTTCACGATCGAAACGGTCGAAGGCCTGATTCTGTCCTACATCAACCAGGACACGCTTCCCGCCCCGCTGGAAAAGGCCCTGATCGTCATGTGTGTCAGCTACTACAAGGCCGCCGGCCTGGGGTCAACCCAGGCGGCCGCCGGTCAGGTCGCGTCCGTGAAGCGCGGTGACGTTCAAACGTCCTTCGCCACGTCTTCCGGCGCGTCCGGATCGGCGGCGACCTTCAACCTGGGCGCAGACGGAAACGACTTCTTCGGCTGGCGGACCGTCCTGAACGAATACCGGAAATTAAGGTGGTGATCGCTATGTTTGGAAACCCTGGCGCAGAGCGCGCCGCAATCGAAACGACATACGAAGACACCGCCACAATTTCCAGAACCAAACAGCAGACGGGGGCAAACAAGATCACGAAGCCCGTCCCCGCTGTGATTTACGATGAAATCATTTGCGGACTGTCGTATTCAGGAAGCGACAAGAGCGAACAGACGAAGGCACAGGACGAAGTCGACTATGACGCCGTAATCTTTGCCGCGCCTGACCTTCTGGTCCTTCCTGGCGACAGTGTAGTCCTGAAACGCTTCGGGCGCGATATCTGATACAACAGATACAGACGGGGCCTATATCATTCAGTGGAATCAACCGCCGACCATTCCTTCGTCCATTTCCCACGCCACACCCCAGGCGGGAAAGCCCCTGACAATCACGACCGGCGGGTCCACCGACCCCGAAGGTAACGCGATCAGCTACGTCTGGGAACGCCGCGTCGATTCCGGAAACTATATCCAGATCGGAATCACCACGGCGAAGCAGATCACCGACACCGTCCCGACATCTGGGACGAACTACCAGGTCCGCGTGAAGGCGGTCGACGCGAACGGCGGTGAATCCGCATACAGAACCGGAACGGCAAAGGCCATTTCCTACAATACCGCGCCCGTGATCAGCGGGTCCGACCAGAACGTCGGAGCGAAGACCACGCCCCTGTCCTATGCCTACACCGTCACAGACGCCGAAGCGGCGTCCCAGACCTTGACCGTCAAGGAAACCGTGACCAACGGGTCCGAAACGATCACCGTCCGCCAGTACACAGCGACCAGCGGCACCCAGAACACGGCCGATCTGTCGTCTGTATGGCTTCGCCTTTTGGCTGGGACCCATGTCCTGAAAATCGTCGTCACAGACAGCGCCGGCGGAACAGCAACGCGACAGATCACATTCAGCCGAACCGTCAGCCGGATCGCCGCTTCCCGCGCTATCAGCACAGACGCGAAGGTGTCGAAGGTCTTTATTTCCCTTTATCCGGCTGACATTCCGGCGGACGCAGTTCTTCACTGTGAGGTCACAAACAACCCGTTCGACACGACCCCCGTCTGGGAAGACATTTCTTCCAAAGTCGGCCGGTTCGTCCACACATTTCAAAACACCACCGTCGCGAATGGCTACGGCCTGGCCTACCGCTTCACACTCACGAAGGGGTCCCAGACGATCGAAGTCGTTCAGGCGACGGTTCGGTTTGCGTAAAGGAGGGATTCACCATGTTCAACCCTGAAACCTGTGAACACGTCAGCATGAAGGACGCCCAGGAACAGGAACGTCAGAATCCGGCCACCCAGGCGGCAAGGGCCGCGTCGATCGCTTTTGTCCGTCTGGCCGAAACCGGCCAGATTGACGACGTCACCGCCGCAGAGAATGTCACCCAGTTCAGCCCGTGGGCCTTCCCTGTGGCCTTTACTGCTGGGAATATCCGCGAGTATGGCGGCGCCCTGTTCCGCTGTGTCCAGGATCACACGTCACAAGAGGACTGGACGCCCACGGCGGCCCCTTCCCTGTGGACGAAGATCGGGGACCCCGCTGAAGAATGGCCGGAATGGTCCCAGCCGGTCGGCGCCTATGATTCATACAACGCCGGCGACAAAGTGGCCCACGACGGGAAACACTGGACGTCCGACCTTGACGGGAACGTCTGGGAACCTGGCGTCTACGGCTGGACGGAAAACAACTGACATACGAAGGGCGGGGAGCAATCCCCGCCCTTCCTTATGCCCGAAAGGAGAAAAGCACCATGAACGAAAAAGAACTTCGCCAGAAAGTCGTCAAGACCGCGAAAAAAT